GTTTGATCATTTGGATTTAGCCCTTGAGCATTTGGAGGTTGAGCTTGCGGAGGTTGTTCAGGTTGCTGCTGTTGTAGTATCTTAGCCTGACGCATGGCTTCTTCTGGAGTATTACAAACTTTATCAGGATCAAGTCCCATTGAATTTGCAATCTCACGAATAATAGAAGTAAACTTGGCAAATGGAGCAAGAGCAGGATTAGCTACTACTTGCAAGAACTGCATTAGGCGTTGACTACGAACTTCGTTAGCCATAAGACTTTCTGTTCCTCTGGCTTTAATTTCAAGATCCCCTTTAATACTGGAATCAAAATTAAATTGCATATTAAAGCTAAAGAAAGCTTCTCCCAATGGGCGCAACAGATAGTCATCAAAGTTCTTAACTACAGTTTTAATGCTACCAGCAGCCGCACCCATAAGCATTGAAATACCTGCTGCAGTTCGTCCTGTACCTGTTACACCAGTTTGTCCATGTGCAAAACTAGGAAGACCCGTAGCTTCATCGGAAAGCTGACGGGCCTTGTCAAACAGTTGCATGTTCTCATTACTTACATTTGGAAACTTAGTTCCAAAAATAGCTTGTCCCGGTGCGCCACCTTGACGCCTAAAGACCTTGCCCGGATACACTTGCAAGTCTTGGCCCGGAACCAGATTTGTTTCATCTACTTCAATGAGCAGATTACCACTAAGAACGGCATTGTCTACCGCCATTCTCATAAAACCATTCATCAATGTCTGTGTGTCGTCCATGTTTTCTGCAAGACCAATACCAAAAAAGCTATAAGGATTTAATTCATACGGTACAGCATAGTAAGGAATACGAGCAGGTTTAAATGGATTAATTACAAGACGAAGAACAAAGTTATTACATACCCAACAATTTACCTGTATCTGATCTATGTTTTTAAATTCTTTTGGAAGGTCAATCCCGTATTCTTTAGCAATGTCTGTTTCCAGCAAACCCCAATATTCAAGAACTTCATACCGTTCTGGATGGTCATTTAAATAGTAGTCCTTTAAATCATCTTCCCAGTATTGGCTTGAATAGATTTCCCCCATTTCAATGCAACGATCAATTGCTTCCTTACGAAAATGAGGACGATCTTTTAGTTCTCGTAGTTTAGAACGGGATAGCTTATGCCTTTCAACAATATAACTAGCATCGTCCATATTACTTGCATCTGGATCAGGATATAAGTCCCAACAAGATACATGTTTTACTTGTGGTACAGTTTTAATGGTAGGAGAATACTCTCCATTCTCATCCCAATTTGCGTATTCCTTATCTACAGCAAATGGGCCTTTAATAATTCCTGTGCCAAAGAGAGCACATTCAAAGGTAGAAGAACGAAGATGCTTACTGGCACCTGACTCTTCTAGCTGATCCATGATTTGCTTTTCCATCTTCTTTGCCGCTACCATAGCTGGATGGAAAGTTACAGCAGATGGAGTAAGTCCTTCTCCTTCAACTAGCCCTTCAATGTCTGAAAGCTTTTCTTCTAAAGGACCAAGATTAAGTTTCTTTTCTTGTAAAGCGACTAATGTATCTCCTGCTTCAAAGTCTTGTCCATCTCCGGGAAATCCGTAAGGACTGGGTTCTTCTTGTTCTTCTTGTTCTTCTGCCTGTTGAGGAGGAGTTTTGGGATCAAAATGAACTGCTTCAGTTACGCCTTCCGGTAGTATAGTAGGGTCAATACTTAGAGGAAACTTTTGTCTAGCAAAAAGAACATCTGTAATTTGCCCATAAGCAGCAAGAACTTTTGTTTTAGTTACCTTAATAAATACACGAGAGCGTTCTGCTTCTGTAAACTGTACATCAGGCCCATACAATCCTCTGTAATTTCTATAAGACTGTAACCATCTTTCTTCGTCAAATCGCCGCCAATCTTTTGATCTTTTAAACCTTTCTTCAATAAATGCAATTAACTGCGAAAGTTCAAGATCATCCGTTTTTTCATCTAAAACTAAGGAGTCTGTTTCTTCAAAATTTTGATCTGACATATTTTAATACCCAAAAGTTGCGTCAGATGGAAGATATCTATCTGACATGTTCTCAATTGTAAAATCGAATATACCTCGCCGTGGCCTACTCATTACTCCGTAACGTAACGCATCATATAAATGGTCCTCTGATCTAGTATTTACATCTTCGGGATTTTTAGGATCAAGAGGAATAGAAGGTAGTTGTGAGACAAGATTAATACAATTGTGAAAAACAACCATTCCGGGACTATTATCTTCGTCCACATCTTTTTGAATTTGAAGCCTTCTATGTATTTCATTTTTACCTGAAATCCTACTTCCTGCACTTCTATCACTAGGTCGCCAGCGGCAACCTTCCATAACCATTTGTTCTGCAAGACTTGGGCCTGTATCACCTCTTTTGTGCCAACAAGAACTATCTAGAACCCCATAAAGAATTGTACCATCTTCTTCTTCTAAATATAAAACTTTATTTGCTAAATCTTTAGCTAACATTTTAGTTACATAAAGTTCTCTGTAAATAATTAATTGCCCGTCAGGTGCAACGGTAAACCAAAGTACAGCACTATAAGAACCATACCCATAATCACAAGCTCGAAACTTGGGCCAATTCTGTGGAATAGAAAATGGCTCAACGACATGAATTGTTCTATCAAATTCTGGAAATGCTGCACCTTCTGCTACGTCCCAATTACCTTCTAAAAGTCTTTTGCGCTGGTTTTCTGGCAACGACAAAAGCATTGTCTCATAGTCACCACTTTCAGCAAGATAAGGATTATCAAATAGCTTTGCAGGAATAAATTTCCTTTTAAAAAGTGGCTGTCCTTCTTTAGTATGTCCTGAAGGATAAATTAAAGGGTTTCCATTTTCATCTGTAGCCCAAAAGTCTTTTCCAGCAGGAGAGGGATCAACAAAGTACTTCTTTACCCAAACATGTCCTGCACCACCGGGATTTGTAGTAGCCCTCATATATACAGGTAAATCAGATGCAGTAGACCTCAGACGAGAACGAAGGTAATTCCACGCAAATCCTGTGGGCCATTGCGTGAGTTCGTCAAAGCCTATCCAACAAAAGGACAACCCTTGATAGCGGAGTACATCATCATCTCTATCCAGATATGACAGCCACAATCTTCCACCTGCAGGGGAGGTCCACTGCATCTTTCGTTCCGACCATTTTATGCCGGGAATAACCTTGGGATATAATTCTTGTGATTTCCAAACTAACTCCCTTAATTCTTCTGTGGTTCTACGTAATAGTAGTCCTGAAAATTGTGGATGACTTAAATAGCGCAGCGGGTCAGCTAACATAGCGTAACTCTTTCCTCCTCCTGCTGCACCACCGTATAATACTTCTCTTTCTGAAGCCGCTAGAAAATCTGTTTGCGGCCCTATGTTTGGCTTAAATAAAATATTATGTTGTTCTTCAAATGCAAGCTCTTGAGTTTCACGTATAACAACTTCAGGCTTTGGGGGCTTCTCCACTTTCTGTTTCTTTTTTCGCTCCGATATATTTGCTCTCAATTTCTTCAAGTTTTTCGAGGGCTTTTTTATAGTTTTTAAGCCATATTTTATATGTTGCTGCCTTACTCTTCCGTTGCTTTTCTTTTTGGATTCGCTTTCTAAGACCAATGTGGGAAATTTCTCGTCCTGTTCTGTCACTAAGCCACCCCGCTACTTCTCTATATGAATATTCCCTTAAATATTCTTTAGCTAATTCTAAAGCTTCTAATTCTTCAATAATAGGTACAAGAATATCTTCATCCTGTTCATGCGCCTTATACCCAAAAGGAATGGTCCTACTGATTTTAGGAATCATCAACCATTCATTGTCGTCCTTTAGCCCTACGGGATCGGGCATTTTAAAATAGCCTACATTGTGCATTATTGTTTTTTTCTGTTTCTACGAGCCGATACAACTCTTAAATTTTTACGACCATTATTTCTTGGGTTACCATCCTTATGATCTATATGCTTCCCATCACCTTTTCTTACTTTTCCTTGTTTTTCTGCTTTTTTTCTATTTGTATTTCTAGCTGCACGTTCTTCTTTCATGCGCTTGCTGTTATGATATTTAGCATAGTCTCCTTTTTTATACGCCATGCGCCGTGTCCTTCGGCGGCAATAACATAATGCCACTAGGAGCAGTCAACTCAACTTTATCTGTTTTATGAATACCAATACGATCCAACAGTTCCTTTGCTGCACTAAGTTTATGCTGATTTCCTAATTCAGAAGGACGATCAAGAACACTGATCATGGCTCTAGCTGCCCGTGGAGCATTCATTGCAAGATATTCTTTTGTAAGTTCAAGCACTTCATCCTTCAAAGAACGAAGAACCTCTGAAGGACTCGTGCCTTCACTATAGCCAGCAATTTGCTTTGCTCTAGTATAGTCTCCTTCAGCTTCATCAAAGAGCACTGTCAGAAATGTCTGTTGTTTAGTTGTAAGTTCTCTCACTTGCGTAAGCTCCTATCTCCAAACCACCATGCTACTGCCGTAGTGGTCAAGAACATAATCTGATTTGATAATTCACGTACAATTGTTGGGTCTTCTTGTACACTAAGAAAGATGTAACCAGAAAATCCTAATAGACCAAAAGTAAGTACAGGACGTACAAATCTTAGAATAGATGCAATTATTGGCATAGCAGGGCCATATGAAGCATCATGAGCATATGAAGCAGTCTTAATGTCTGAGTCTGCCTGTGTCTGAACTATGGCCTGTTCACTTTCCAGTTCATCTTTACGGGCTGTAATTTGTAGTTCCTGAAGCTGTAGCTCTTGATCAAATTCCAGCTTCATCTGTTTTAGCTCTTGCTTCTTTTCAAGAAACCTGCCGACTGTACCAATAGCACTGCCTATAATTCCTGTAGCACCACCGGACAACACTGAAGCAATAATTTCAAACATATATGTCTCCTTCTACCAGACCGCTGAAAACTTTCTATTGTCTACATGTAAAAAGGTATTATAGTTTATACCAAACCCCTTAAACCCCGCAAACTTTGCGGCTTCTATTAGTTTTTCTTTATCTATTCCGTGCAAGGAAATATCAAAAGCAGTAGAAGGTCTGGACTTAGTAGCCCTATGTTGACTTTTTGGGGCACCACCTACTTTTGCATTATGTATAGGACATCTTGCTGCGCTGTTTATAATTAACGGAATTTGAATAATGTCTCTTGTCTTTTGTAATTTATCTATAGCGGCATCTTGTATAAATATATTGCCACAACCACATTTACATGCTAGTTCTGACCACATAAATGATGTACTAGCATGGTATTTTATACTGGTAATTGTAATACCTTCCACATAAGCGTAAGAATACCAAGTATAACTGTAACTGTAGACCCCATAATAATTGCTTCAAGTCGTCGTATTCTACTGGTCAAGGAATCAAGTTGCCGTTGTGTAGACTCTGCTCTCACTGCGCATTCTCTTTCATGTGCTTTTAGTTCGGTATGAACTTCCAATGTTGAAGCAGCAGACATTACACCGCTTCTTCCATGACAGACTTGATTTTGCCTGTTTCCAAATCAAGGTTTTCTAATACAGGCATAGAAGTTAATTTTCTTAATGCAGCAGCTTCTAACATATCTTTAGGTTCCACTCCTGTGTTCTCTCGTGTACCAAATAGCATAGTTACATTTATTCTTTTGTTATCAAACCCCGGCATAAAGTTTACGTCCGCTGTTTTATGAAACAGATTAGAATCAAACATAACACACCTGTTATACTTATAAGGAATATATACAGCCTTAGACTGCTGCTTCTCTAGATATTCCATGACTTCATTTTTATCGTCACCATTATACCGACTAAAGTCCCAATCAGGAGGAGCACCCTTGTCCCAAATCCACATGCCTCCTGTTTTACCTACGCCTTTTTCTTTGTCATAGTCTCTATTTGCTTCTGTAGGAGTAATCCAGAAGTTTACATTGATAGCTGCAAAGTCTGCATGTATGTCAATGCCGGGACATTTGGACTCGTATTTAAATGCCCACATTTGAGACAGGTTACGTTTATTGGTAGTATTAAATATCTTCGGTAGATTTTGCACCATCTCTAGGGACAGTGTTTCTAAGGCTTGTGGACTAAACCCGTTCTGTCTGAATGCCCCTAAATATCCTCTGCCATAGATTGTATTCCAAAAAGGAAACTCAAGACAGTAGTTCTTTAATTTCTGTAAAGCTTCCAGATTCATAAAGTCATCAATAACTACAATGCTAGGATTTGTAGTATGGTAGTTTTCTGAGATGACATCAAAAGGAAGTTTTAGATTCAGTGCTCCTTCATGATGACTGTGATGTGGAAGTATAAGACGACCGGAATTAAGTAGCCATAGAAGATGCCCTATATCATGTGCTTCCTTCATATGAAGCATGTGATCCTTAAAAGGCTGGTCATTAGAATTTTCTAGCGGGTTGTATTCTTTCTTTGTTTCTGTTTTAGCTTTAGCTCTACGTTGCTTTCTATTCATAAGGACTACGCCTTCTTTTTGGTTCTCCTAGCGGGGGCTTTCTTCTTAGCTTTCTTTACTGGACCTACAGCAATCATTACGCCTATGCCCTTTCCTTTATCTTTCTTGCCAGACATGTATTTGCCACCGTGCATTTTAGCAGCGGCTTTGGCATTCTTTTCGCCTTCTTTTGTATATGGAAATATTACTTTCGGCATTACTGCCATCCTCCCTTCTTCTTCTCGTGTTCTTCTTTTGTATGTTTTGGTGCTACGCGGCGTTTTTTCTTTAATTGCCTATTCATGTAATCTCGCAACCGTGTATACCCAGCTTTTTTTAAATCCCCTCCTGTTACTGCCGCCATCTTCTTGCCATCTTTCCAATAATACAGATGTCCTGCTTTACGAGCATCAGATAAACTATGTGTTCTATCTTTTACAGCTATATTAACTATTCTTTGCATGTGTTTTGGACCTTTATCTGCCGGGTCACTGGGCTGTCTAAATCGTTTTTGTGCTTCCCACCATTCTGATGGAAATGCTTTCTCTACTTCAGTTTTTGTCATTGGGGTAGGTTTTGTCATTTTTTTGCCATTTTTAGCTACAACTTTCTTAGCTACAGTTTTCGTTGCAGCTTTCTTAGCCTTGAATTTTGCAGCAGCAGCTTTGTATGCTGGAAGCTGTTGCGGGTCTTTACCGCTAAAGAATTTTCCTAAATTAAAACCTCCAGATTCATACTTTTTTTTGCTTGATTTCTTTTGTGGCATATCATTTACTCCTCATGATCTTCATCTCTTTTTAACGTAACCGCCATGTGCTTTCCTACGTGGCTGTCCATATTGGCGCAAATTTGCTTCCGTATCTTCTTTTTCTGTTCTTGGAACTTGTCCTCTACTTACTTTCTCTGACCAACTTTTTTGTTTATTTTGCTGCTCTCTTACATACTTTACTAATTCAGATAAAGAAGCACCTTCGCGCAGCTTTCCGTCGTCTATAAGAGACTTTCTAAATTTCTCTACTTTTTCTTCTGGTGGTCCACCTTCTTGTGGTGATAGAAAAAAGTTTTCTAATATACCTCCCTTATTGAATTTAGAGTAAAACATACCGCCTGTGCGATAGTCTGTGTGCCCCGTTCTTTTCTTTTTAACAGGCATATTATTTCTTCCTTCCCATATTCAGATTATTTACAGAGCCACCTGCA